GTATAGTTGCTATGGATATAGTAGATATTTCAAAGAGTGAGCCTACGGATATGTTCAAAGATAATAACAATAGGCAAGACGTTTTAAATACACAACTTATAATGTTATCCAGAATAGTTGCACAGTTGACTAATGGGGAAACCTTTGAGGACAATTACCAATTAGAGGGTGAGCCAAGCTGTGAGCCTTTTACTGATAGATTTGAAAACTTACTAGCAGGTTGGACTATGACCTTTGATGTATTAATCCCTAACGAAATGAGTTCATGTTAGATAAATCTGAAGTTCAAAAACAGTTAGATAAGTTTAAAGCTTATGTGATTAGTGAAAGCCGTAAGAACTTAACTAGACTAAAAAAGAATAGCAGTAAAAAGCTATATAATTCTTTGAGGGGTGAAGCTAAGGCAATGCCTAATTCGTTTAGTATGGACTTCTTTATGGAGGATTATGGACACTTTCAAGATAAAGGTGTTAATGGAGTTGGTCCTGCAGGAAAAGATAAAAACGGTAATTTAAAAACAGTAGTAAAAGACGGTAAATATAATTTTGGGACGGGTTCAGGTCCTGCGGGAGGATTAAGAAGAGGGTTAGATAAGTGGATGGTTAGAAGAGGAATTGCACCCCGAAATGAAAAGGGTAAATTTATTTCTAGGCAAAATTTAAAATTCTTAATTGCTAGGTCAATATTTAGGCACGGTATTAAACCAAGTTTATTCTTCACTAAACCTTTTGAAGCTGCTTATAAAAAGTTACCATCTGAATTAGTAGATAAGTTTGGTTTGGATGCTTTAGAATTATTTGATATGACAATACAACAACCTAAGATATGAGTAATAGAATATTTGCACGAAGCCCTTACATAATTACAGTAAACGAAACGGGGCAAACAAGTAGTAAGATAGAAGTATTTTTATGGAATGGCACGGGTTCTGCACCCGGTTCACCAACTTATACATTAAGCAAGGCTATTCCTAGCGTTTCTGCACCCTCTACTTATTACGATGTTTCACCTTATATTCGTGAATACATTAATTTCAATTTAAGACCTGTAAATTATAACGGTACAGGTACTGCTTTAGGGTCAACTGCTTACTGTAATGTAACTATTAAACGGTACAAAAATACGGGAACTTATTTAGATACTACGACTTACTATGCATTTGATGGGTATGCTGAATATTCAGATGGTTATAACTACGATAGAGGTCAATACTTACTAGATGAAGGCACTTATTATTACCACTACGATAGTGATTTAACATACATTAATACTAAGGCAGGGGATTTAACATTAGAGGTTACTGCAGGACAAAAAGCGGTTTATACTGATTTAGTTAATGGGGCGGTTAATACGGCTACATTTGTTTCAAGTGGGATGAAAACGTCTTTTAGAGTATATCCTACATATTGGGCGCATGGTAATAAATTAGAAATAAAGACAAGTGCGGATGCTGTTTTAAGGACTTATACTTTCATGCCTAGAGAAGAGTGTAAATATCAAGCGTTACCAATTGACTTTGTAAATAAGTACGGAGCGTGGCAACGGGAGTTTTTATTTAAGGCGTCAAATGATAGTTTTAACATGACTAATCAGGATTTCAATATCATGAACGCTTCAATCGTATCTTTTAAAGAATTTGAAGGACAAAAGAAAACTTTTAATACTAATGGTAGGGATTCAATTAAATGCAATACGGGGTGGGTTGCTGAATCATTTAAAGAAACTATCAAAGAGATTATGTTAAGCGAAAAAATAATACTTAACGATTTACCCGTAACGATTAAGACTAAACAAACTGAATTATTCAAGTCTATAAATACAAAAAATATTAATTATTCTTTAGAGTTCGATTATTCATTTGATACTATCATGTCTATTATATGAAAAGATTTGTACAGATATATATTGAGGGAGTTCCTGATAGTAACGATTACAGTAGGATTGAATTATTTGATGAGCAAGCTATTGATTTATCTATGTCGGTGCAGAATATTGCGGATATATCAAAGACATTCACGGATTTTACTAAGTCATTTACCGTTCCTGCTTCACCAATAAACAACGCTATATTTAAACACTTTTACAATAGTGATGTAGATACAACTTTACAACATGGAGTTAAAAGAAACGCGTACATTGAGATTGAACAAACACCGTTTAGAAGTGGTCGAATACAAATAGAAGATAGTAGCGTAGTGAACGGTAAAGTGTCAAGCTATACGATTACATTCTATGGTAATTTAACGAGCTTAAAAGATATGTTTGGCGTCTTAAAATTAAAGGATTTAGACTATTCAGATTTTACAAGCCCGTTCACTGGTGATGAGGTTAAGGATAGAATTTCTTTAGATGCTACTGATTACGATATTCGTTACCCTTTGATAAGTTCTAATAGATTATGGAGTTATGGAGATTCAACGGCAACTGATATAAACACAACTTCGGGTCATATTCTATATAGTGAGTTATTCCCTGCAATAAAAGTAATACGAATATTTGATGCTATTGAGTTAATGTTTGGTGTTAACTTTAGCGGTATATTTTTAGGCAATAAAAAGTTTACAAATTGCTTTTTATATTGTAAGAATAAAGATGTGAATGATAGTTTTAATCAGTCGCAAATAATGGATATTAGTAGCGCTGGAACTTCTTATGCTTTCACTAATATAACACCTAATTTTACTACCAATATTATAAACATTAAATACCTAATGGTTTTTGGGTGGTATACTACGGGGTCATGGGATATTAGAGTTAAAATGTTTAACGTTTCTAATTTATCAGCCAACTATTATTTTGATGTTTACGTAGATGGTTTATTAGTTCATACGGGGAGTGGTATAGGTACAGATGTAGAGTATTCAGTTTGGTCTTTTGATAATAACTCAAGTTTAGATAGTGATATTTACATACTTATTCGTGCTGATGTTGCTATTACTTTTGATTCGTATATAAAATTTCAAGCTGATTTAATTTACGAAGATGATAGTGCAGGTACGGGTTCGTCTATAATTACTCCTTACACTACTGCACAATATATTTACTGTTCTACGCAAACACTTTCTGCTAATACGGATATCAATAGCATAATGCCTGATATGACAATAGCGGATTTCTTTAGCGGTGTGTTAAAAGAGTTTAATTTAACTTGCTATGCTTTAGCCTTAGACACCTTTCAAATAGAGCCTTTAGAAGATTGGTATAACAAAGGTAAGGTTCACGATATAACAACTTACACAACTACTGAAAGCATAATTATAGAACGTATTAAATTATTTAAAACTATATCTTTTACGCACGCGGATTCTGAAAGCTTCTTAAATAAAAAATACTTTGAACTAAACTCTTTGAAGTATGGAGATGTTAAAACGGCAACCACTTTTGATGGTGCAGATTTTGCTATAACCGTACCTTTCGAAAACCTCATCATGCAGAAGTTTACGGGTACAGATTTACAAGTTGGATATTGTTTAACAAAAGAACCTGATTATAAACCCTACGTTCCTAAGCCTATTTTGCTTTATATGTATGATAAGCAAAATTGCAGTTTTAAATTTAACAACGGGGTTACTACAACAACGGTTTCAACTTATATGCCTTTCGGTCAGGATATGAAATTGTCGGGTGTTAACTATTCTTTGAACTTTGGTAATGATAATTCTAGTTTATTATTAGAGCCTATCGAAAATTCACTTTATAAAGTATATTACGAGCCTTATTTATTAAATTTATTCAACAACAAAAATAGGTTAACTAAGGTTAAATGTGTATTCCCTTTATCATTGATTACTAAACTTAAACTAAATGACCGTTTAATTATACGTGATAAGCGTTATATAATTAACGAGATTAAAAGTGATATTACAAAGGGCATTGTTGACTTAGTATTATTAAACGATTTTAGAAGTATAAAAAGTAAAACGTGGAGCGGTGGCAAACCCTTTAAAACAGATTATTTGGGAGGTGATGTTCATATAGGTGTGTTAATGAAGGGTGGCACTAAAAGCTGCGTATTAAGTTCAACAACTGCTGGAGTTACATTCTCAATAGCTACTATATATGCTGATACCGAAGTAACGGTAACTATTCCTGCGGTTGCTGCAAACTATTTTAGTTTAATAGGTGAGGATAATAGTAAATTAATTGATGAAACACACGTAAACTTAAGGTCTGAATTAGGAGATAGTCAAGTAATATCAATCAACTTGTTATATACCAATGATGACGATACAACGGAAACTTTATCCATTCCTATAATACAAACGAAATGATACAAAAAATAATAGAGCTATTAGCAATTGATGAATTTTACGGACAAAGTGAATTGATTGATATTGCAAAAGGAAAGTATAAGATACAACATTCAATAGTCGATAAGTATAAACAAAAGAAACGTATTAGAAATGGCAGAAAGTAAAGTTATTGACTTAGAAGTAAAAACTAACTTAGGTAGTTTAAAGTCTCAATTACGAGAAGCGCAAGCAGAGGTTGCTAAGATGTCCGAAAAGTTTGGAGCGGCTTCTGTTGAGGCTTCCAATGCTGCAAAGGCTGCTGGTATTCTTAAAGATAAAATTGGAGATGCTAAAGCTTTAACTGATGCGTTCAATCCTGATGCTAAGTTTAAATCTGTAACGGCTTCGATTAGTGGTGTAGCGGGTGGATTTGCTGCATACGAGGGTGCTATGAATTTAGTAGGTGTTAAGTCTCAAGAGGTTGAAGCAGCATTGTTGAAAGTTCAAAGTGCTATGGCTATTTCACAAGGTTTACAATCTGTTGGAGAAAGCATAGATAGTTTTAAGCAATTAGGGGCAGTAATTAAATCTACTTCTATTTTTCAAGGTATATACAACTTTATACAAACGGGTAGTTTTAAAGCAGCTAAAGATACTACTAACGCAGTAATAGAGGAAACAGTAGCCACTAAGTTGCAAGGTTCTGCAATGGTAGTAACATCTACTAGCACGGGTATTGCAACGGTTGCTATGAAAGCTTTTAGAGCTGCAATGATAGCAACGGGAATCGGTGCGTTAATAGCGGGTCTTGTTATGGCTGTACAAGCGTTAAGTTCATTTGGAGGTGAAACTGAATCTACTGAAGACAAACAAAAAAGATTAGACGCTGCCTTAGCCGCTACTAACAAAACCTTAGATGCTCAAAAATTAGCTTATGAGAAAGCGGGTGAAGCTTCAAAGTTTGCAAATGATAAACAATTAATTGATGCCTTAAATGCGGGTGCAAGTGAAAAGGAATTAAACGCTATAAAATTAAAAGGTTCTCAAGATAGGTTGGCTATAATAAAAGCTGAATACGATAAAAGTAAAGAGAATGTTTTTACTATGTATTCTAATTTAAAAATTAGTCAAGCTCAAGTAGATGCGTTATTAGCGGCAAGAGATAAAGCAAGTAAGAAATACGCTGATGAACTCATCAATCTTGAAATGTCTCAAGCTGAAGAAAAAAATGCGAGAATAAAAGCGGCACAAGCAAAACAAGATGAAGCTAATAAAAAGAATAGAGATGCTAATAAAGCTCATAATGACAAGAAAAAAGCGGATGATGAAAAACATCTTGCAGACTCAGCTAAGGCATTAGAAGATAATAGAGTTGCTATGCATAATAGCGAGGTTGGATTCTTTGAAGCTACGATTGCCTCTAATGACAAATTAAGTAAAAAAGCTTTTGAAGCGCAAAAAGGATTATTACTAGAAAATAGTGAATTTGCGCTAGGAGAATTAAAAATAACTGAAGGACAAAAAGAAGCTATTAAAGCTAAGTATAATGCCGACGCTATACAGCTACAAAAAGACCATGACTTAGCCGTAAAAGAAGCCGCGCAAAAAGTAGATGAAGATATATATAAAAGTAAAAAAGGATTCTTAGAGGGTGCAATAAGTGACGATGCTAAAAACCTACAATTTAAAAAAGATTTATTACTAGTCGAAAGGGATTTTACATTATTAAATACTGAATTAACTGAAGGTGAAATTTTTGCTATTAAACAAAAGTACGCTAAGGATGTAGCTGATTTAGATAAAGCCGAAATTGTACAGAAACAAGAGGGGCAAAAGCAAAAGTTAGAAATGGCGGTTAGAGCGTTTAGTATATTACAAGACGCAACTACTTTGTTCACTGCTAAAAACGAGAAAGATGCGCGTAATCAGTTTAAAATAAACAAAGCTTTATCTTTAAGTTCTGCAATTGTTAACACAGCTTTAGGGGTTACAAGTGCTTTAAAAATGCCTATTGAACTATTCCCCGGGCAAAGATTTGTAGAGGCTGCTTTAGTAGGTGCTGCGGGTGGTGTTTCTATTGCTAAAATTGCAGGGACTCAATATGCTGCTACGGGTGGTGGTGGTTCAGGTGGTTCAGGCGGTGGAGGCGGTGGTGGTTCTACTCCTGCAGCTCCACAAAGTGCGCCTAACTTTAACTTAGTAGGTGCAACGGGTTTAAACCAATTAGATATGTTAGGTAAACCAATACAAGCTTTCGTGGTAGGCGGTGAGGTTACAACTTACCAAGAGTTAGAACGCAATAGGTTACGAAATGCAACTTTATAAATTATATAGATATGGAAAAGAGACAATGTATAGAAATGATTATTAACGATGAGATGTTGGACGGTGTGTTTGCTATTTCACTTGTTGATAAACCTGCAATAGAAGAAAACTTTATTAAACTTTCATCTGAAAAAATACAGTTAAAGGTAGTTGATGAGGATCGTAGAATTGTAGTGGGTTTTGCTTTAGTTCCTGAAAAGAAAATCTTAAGACGTGCAGACGATGGAACGGAATACGATATAAAATTTAGTAGAGAAACGGTACAATTGACTGCTGAACTATTCATGAAAAATCAAAAAGGTAATGAGTTTACTTTGGAACATGAAGACGATACAGATGGAGTAAACATAATTGAAAGCTGGATAGTTGAAGATGCTAAAAACGACAAATCTAATATCTACAATTTAGGTGCTAAGGGTGGCGAGTGGTGTTTAATGTCTAAAATTGATAATCAAAAAGTATGGGATGAGATTAAGTTAGGAACTTACAACGGTTACTCTATTGAGGGTAAATTCTTCTCTAATAAAGAAGCTTTAAAAGAAGTTGAAATAGTTGATGAGGACTTAGAAGCATTAAAGAAATTTTTAGATACTTTATAATATGCCTACTATATTAAATACAGCATATAACGTACGAACTGATATCTTAGAATCTGAAAGTAATATTTCAGTAGAGAATGGAACTTTGCACGTATATAACGACAAGCTAAAAGTACATTTACAAAACGAGATTAGGGAAATAGCAACTACTAATACTATTAAGAACGGTTCATTTTTAGACCTAACAACCCAAACAGTAACTTCAGGAGCAATTGCAGCGGTTAAGTTAGGTACTACAATCTTTTCAAATGGGGTTACTGTAAGTAATAATTCTCGAATCAATGTAGATTATTCAGGTATATACAATTTACAGTTTTCCATGCAATTAAGACGTACTAGTGGAGGGGGTACAAAACAAGCTAGTATTTGGATTAGAGTAAACGGTGTTGATGTTCCTAACTCTGCCACACACGTAACTTTCCAAGCTAGTTCTGATTATTTAGTTCCTGCATGGAATTTCTTCATAGATATGACAGCGGGGCAATATGTGGAATTAATGTGGACTCAAGACGATGCAATTATATTGACTTATAATGCTGCTGATACTATCATTCCACATCCTGCCGTTCCAAGTGTAATATTAACAATGAATAAAATAAACTAATATGAAAACAGTAAAAGTAAGCCCAACGGGTGGTAAAAGAGGGTGTGCGTGTCCAGATGGAACGTACTCTAAAAAGTGTTGTGATGGTTCGTTACAAGCGCAAGGTGTTGGCTCACTAGAAAGTCAATCTACATCTACAATAGTAATTAACAATTCAGGTACAACAACGACCACTCAAAGAGGGTGAAAAGGTTACAATAATAAATTAATAAAGTTTAATAGTTATGAGAGATAACATTTTAAAAGACGTGTACAATAATCAATTAGTAGAATTAAATTCTATTGAGGTGAAGTTAGGTAAATTAGATGATATTGAAAAACTAAAAAAATCTCTTTTAGACAAGATTAAAAATCATTTTAATAAAAGAAACGAATGGGGAGCTGAATCTAGTAAAGTTTTAGCTTTAGTTGGGGATATAGAAAGAAAAGGGATAGATTTAAAAAAAGAAACTAATGTTTTAGAAAAAGAATTAAATTATATTTATACAGAAACATCTAATTTAAGAAAACAAGCTGATTCTTTAGGTTTGGAACTTCCTGAATCTATATTTTTATTAGATGGAAGAGCTATATCTTCTTATGGTAATTCATTTGCTGATACTAATATAATAGTAGATAAATTTAAAGATAATTTAAAATAAATAATACAACTATGAACATAAAAGAAGCAATTAACACAATTAAAACTTACCTAAATATGGAGGTTAAATTAGCAAAAATGATGCTTGTAGACGGAGTTACCGTTTTAGAAGCAAATGAATTTGTATCAGGTCAAGAAGTTTATATCGTTTCTGATGAAGAAAAAATTCCTTTACCAATTGGAGAATACGAACTTGAAGACGGTAAAATGTTAGTAGTGTCTGAAGACGGTATTATAGGAGAGATTAAAGATGCTGCTATGGAAGAAGAAGAAGCGGTTGAGCCTGAAGCTGAAACAGAAGTTGAAGCTACGGTTGAAACAGTAGAAGCTACTCCTAAGAAAATTATTAAATCTGTAAGTGAAGAACATCATTTTGCTGAATTGGCAAAACTACAGTCAGAAATTGATGCGCTTAAACTTGCTGCGGTTGAAGTAATAGAAACAGTTGAAGAGGTTGAACTAGCGAAAGCAATCGTTTACAATCCTGAAAACAGAAATGAAGTTAACTATGTTGACTTAACACCTAACGCGCCAAAGGGAATGCGTGATAGAATTTTAGAAGAAATATACAATAATAAATAAAAAAAAAAGATGGCTACAACAGCAACAATTACGACTACATATGCTGGTCAAGATTCAAAAATGTGGGTAAAAGCTGCTCTATTGAGCGGTAACACATTATCAAATGGAGGTATGACTATCATGCCAAACATCGCGTACAAAACTACGCTTCACAAACTTGCAACAGATTCTCTTTTAAAAGATGCAACTTGCGACTTTACTGCAACGTCAACTGTAACTATTACAGAAAGACAATTAACGTTGGAACCGTTTCAAGTTAATTTGCAACTTTGTAAAAAAGACTTTTTATCTTCATGGGGAAGCGAAGAAATGGGATTTTCTGCTCACAAAGTTATGGCTAAATCTTTCCAAGATTACCTATTAGCTTACGTAACAGAAAAAGTTGCTGCTTCAGTTGAAACTGCTATTTGGGTAGGTGCAAACGCTACTTCAGGTCAAATTGATGGTATTTCTACTTTGCTTGCTGCTGATGCTGCTTTACCTTCTGCTAATGAGGTTGCAGGAACTACTGTAACTTCTGTAAATGCTATTGCTGAATTAGGTAAAATTGTAGATGCTATACCTGCTGCATTGTACGGTAAAGAAGACTTAAAAATCTATGTTTCTCAAAACATTGCTAAGGCTTATGTAAGAGCGTTAGGTGGTTTTGTTGCTGCTGGTGTTGGTGCTAACGGTACTGAAAACAAAGGTACACAATGGTATAACAACGGTGAGCTTTCTTTTGATGGTATTCCATTATTCGTAGCAAACGGATTAGCTGCTAATACTGCTATTGCTGCTCAAACTTCAAACTTGTTTTTCGGTTGCGGATTACTTGCAGACACTAACCTTGTGAAAGTTTTGGACATGTCTGATTTGGACGGATCAGATAATGTAAGATTGATTTTAAGAGCTTCTTACGCGGTTAACTATCATTCAGTTTCAGATATCGTAAGTTACGGAATCACGAACTCTGCGAATTAATTAAATTAAATTATAAACTTAAGAGGGTGGTGCAATATACACCGCCCTTTTTTAATACTTAAATATTATGGCTTGTGATATAGCAAACGGAAGAGCGGAAGCTTGCAAAGATTCAGTAAGTGGGTTACTTGCTGTGTATATAATTAATTACGGAATAACAGCTGCGGAGGTAACATATCATGCAACCAATACAGATTTGATTACTGCAATCTCTGGTGCAACTGTGTTATACAAATTTGAGTTAAAAGGTGAAAACTCTTTTGACCAAGATATTAAAACGGATAGAAATACGGGAACAACGTACTTTGAACAAAAACTAAACATCAAACTTAAAAAACAAGATGTAGCAACTACTAAGATGGTTAAGATTTTATCTTATGGTAGACCACAAATAGTTGTTCACACACGTTCAAATCAATTCTTTTTGATGGGTTTAGAGCAAGGTGCTGATGTGGTTTCAGGAACTATTGGTTCAGGTGCAAAGTTGGGTGATTTTGCAGGGTATTCTTTAAGCTTTATGGCTGAAGAGGAAGTACCGGCTAACTTCTTAGATTGTTCTACTGAAGGAACATTATTAAATGTATTTAGCTCAGGTTCTATTGTAACTTCATAGTAAATTAACAACTAATATTAAGAGCGTGCATTTGATGTACGCTTTTTTTTGGTTACAAAAGTAGTATATTTTAGTTTATAAGTATGATACTATTAAACGAAGGTAGCGCAAATCAAACGATTAAATTTATTCCACGTTCGAATACTTATAATACTTTGATAGTTACTAATGAAAGTACGAATGTGAGTACAAATAAAACTATTATTTCAAGTTTAGTAGGTGACTATTATAACGAAATTGTAGCGGTTTTTAATCTTACTAAAGATACGTTTTACACACTTACTATAAAAAACAATACTGATATAGTATTTAAAGATAAGATTTTTATAAGCAATCAAAATAGTGAAACTTATTCACCTAATCAAAACGTATATACTAGCCACGTTTCTACAAATGACTTTATAATATATGAATAAAATAGAAAATAAACGACCTAATGTACACGTACTTAGTTTAGCTTCTTACGTTGCGCCTGAACTTACAGAAAGTAAAGATGGTGAATATGTGCAGTACTCGGAAAACAATAGTTACTATAAATTTTTGATTGATAGGTACACTAATTCGGCTACTAATAACGCTGTTATAAACGGAGTAAGTAGATTGATTTACGGTAAAGGATTGACTGCCTTAGATGCTGCTAGCAAGCCAAATGATTACGCTTCATTTATCACTATGTTTAAAAGTGAAGACGTACGTAAATTAGTTGTTGATTTAAAAATGTTAGGTCAATGCGCTATGCAAGTTTTATACTCTAAAGACCATAAAAAAGTAATTTCAGTACAACATATCAGCGTTCATCTTATATGCCCTGAGAAGTGCAATAAAGAGGGTAAAATTGCTAACTATTACTATTCTGATAATTGGGACAATGTAAAGGAGTACGCTCCGATAAAAGTCCCTGCATTTAACACGTCTAATTCTGATACTGAAATACTATTTGTAAAACCTTACAGCGTAGGGATGAAGTATTTTAGCGGTGTGGATTATCAAGGCGGTTTACCTTACGCAACATTAGAAGAGGAAATAGCACAATACTTAATTACAGAAACTCAAAATAGTTTTAGCGGAACTAAGATAGTAAACGTTAACGGTGGCAGATATACTGATGAACAGCAAGACGATATTAGTAATAAGATAAAATCTAGTTTAACGGGGTCGAAGGGTCAAAAGGTAATAGTTGCATTTAATGAAAACCAAGAACTTGCTACAACGGTTGTAGATATTCCACTTAACGATGCTCCAAAACATTACGAATACCTATCTACGGAATCTAGAGATAAGATTTTAACAGCTCACAATATTACAAGCCCTTTGATGTTTGGTATTATTACGGGTACGGGTTTTAGTTCCAATGCTGATGAGTTAGCTACGTCAATGACTGCTTTTGATAACACAATAGTACGGTCATTTCAAGACTTGCTAATAGATGCTTTTGATAGTATTTTAGCGTTTAATAACATAACTTTAAAGTTACAATTTAAGACGTTAAATCCATTTGAGAAACCTATTGACGCTGCGCCACAAGTTGCTGCTACTTTAAGCTCACAAAAAAGTGCATTACAAGTCATTTTAGATGAGTGTGAAGATGCAGAACAAAATGATTGGATTATTGTAGATAGTAGAGATGTTGAATTAGATGATGAGGACGTTTTAAACGATCATATTGATAGTCTTAATTCAGAACTACATGAAAAACTAAACAAACAAACTGTATTAAGTAAGTTAGTTAGCTTAGTTAAAACGGGAGTAGCTAGACCAACTGCAATATCTAAACAAGATAAGTTAGTTAAAGAGCGTTATTTCAAAGTTAGGTATAAATACGTAGGCAATAAATCCCCCGAACGCGACTTTTGTAACGCTATGCTAAACGCAAATAAGTTATACAGAAAAGAAGATTTAGATAAAATGGAATTTGAACCCGTTAATCCCGGCTTCGGTGAGGGTGGTACTAATACCTATTCTATATTCAAATATAAAGGCGGTCCTAGATGTCATCATAAATTTGAACGCGTGACAATGATGTACGACTTTAATAATGATAAAGCAGGATTACAAGAGATAGGAACTAGAGCAGCAGAGATTAGAGGTTTCAAAGTTACTAATCCTTTTGAAGTTTCTATATATCCTAATAACTTACCATTGAAAGGATTTAGTCCTAATAATACAAACTTACCTTCAGACGTTTAAATCATGGCAGAAGCATTATTAATAAGTAGAGCGGATATTGTAAAGCATACAGCTATGAATGGAAACATTGATACTGATAAGTTTATACAGTTTATTAAGATAGCTCAAGATATACATATTCAAGGATATACGGGTACTAATTTATTAAACAAACTAAAAGCTGATATTGTAGCGAGTACTTTAGCAGGGAACTACATAACCCTAGTGAATACATATTTGAAACCTATGTTAATTCACTGGGCGATGGTAGAGTATTTACCATTTGCAGCTTACATGATTGCGAACGGAGGTATATATAAAAAGGGTGCAGAAAATAGCGAAGTAGCTAGTAAAGCTGAAGTAGATTTCTTAATTGAAAAGGAGCGAAGTATAGCAGAAAGTTATAGCAGTAGATTTGATAGTTACATGACTTATAATCAATCTTTATTCCCTGAATATACAAATAATTCAAGTGACGATATTTACCCAAAACACAGCACAAATCTAGGAGGATGGAAACTATAAAGAAAACATACGAGCCTAAGCAAGAGAATTTAGTTAAGCTAAAAGCATATATTAAAGTAATAAACAAAAAAGATGGCAGACAAAAAACTAAGTGAGTATACAGCGAAAACCACGCAGCCTGCAATATTAGATTTATTACCTATATTGGAGTGGAACGGAGCAACGTATGATAATAAAACTATTACGGGTACACTTGTTTACACTCCTAGAAAACAAAGTGTAGCTAGTAGCGCAACGGTTACTCCTACTTTTTTAAATGATATTGTAGAAATAACAGCACAAGCGGCTAACTTAACTATTGCTAACCCAACAGGTACAGCAGTCGATAATATGCCTATGCTTATACGTATTAAAGACAACGGTACAGCGCGTACAATTACATTCGGAGCGCAATATAGAGCAATAGGAGTAACATTACCTACAACGACTGTAATAAGCAAAACTTTATATATCGGACTTGTTTACAATGCAAACGATACAAAGTGGGATGTTTTAGGAATCAATCAGGAAGTTTAATTAATAAAAAATAAATAAGATGAGTTTACCAAATTTAGATAAGTTAGTAGCGAGTAAAGGGGTGTTTATAGTAAATGATACAACCGAAAAAACAACAGCATTTGCAGGAATTTTAGTATTAGAAGATACAGTATTCAACACTTTAAAAGTTAGTGGTTCTGATGCTAAGGCTAGTTATATTTCAACTGCTGCTACAGCTATAAAAGCGGGTGCGTTTATTACGGGTCAAGGGGTTAACTTTTCAGGGGTTAAGTTAACAAGTGGTTCAGTAGCTTTAGTTTTAGCATAATGTTTGGGTTCGGTTATACGGGCATTATTGCCTCGATGAAAAAACTACCAAGCGGTGGCGGTGATTTACTATTAGATACTTACAGCGGTGCGGTAGTTGCGTATTCACTTAGAAAATTATCTAATACTTATACGGGTAATTGCATAAGGGTAAGACGTTCATCTGATAATGCTGAGCAAGATTTTGGATTTTCTTCAGGCGTTTTAGATACTGCAAGTTTACTAACCTTTTGCGGTGCTGGCAGCGGTTTTTTAGTGACGTGGTACGACCAGTCAGGAAATGGAAAAAACGCTGTGCAATCTTCAGCAGCTGTGCAAAACAGAATAGTTCGTTTAGGTTCTTTAATTACAATGACAGGAAAAAGCCTTCCTATTATTAAAAATCCAGCGGCAGAAGGTTCTTCAGGAGGGATTTATAATCTCTATACATATTCATCTCCATTTGTTTTACCTACCGTATGGACGTATACCTATGTTTATGATTGTACAAACCTAACAACTGAATATGTAGGTATTGGAGGGTCTACTTATAACACTCCTTATTGCACGCTTGCAAATAGTATATTAGTTTCTGATAGTAGTAATTACTTTATTAAATCAACAACTTTAACAACGGGTAATAAATTAGGTTCTACTTATAGAAAATCAAATACTAATGTAGGGATATTAATTAACAATACTTCTATTGGTACAGAAAATGCCTTACCAGTAGCTAATTCAACCCCATTACATTTAATGAATAGGGCAAATAATAGTCCAAATAATACAATGGCTGAATGTATATTGTGGAACGTAGATTATTCAAGTGATATTTCAGTAATTAACAATTCAATAAATACTTATTATGGAATATATTAAAGCATACGTATATAATACAGAACAATTAGCAAATATTGCTATTGATGAAATAAATTTAAGTTTAGGTATACCCGTTTCAAATGATGCAATTACAAGAACTTATGTTAATTTTGAATTTAATAATAATAAATATATTATTAGACATGATAAAACAATTGAATCTATTTTAGGATTACCAATAGATTTTGAATATATACAACAAGCAAACCCTTTTTAAGAAATGGAGTTCATAAAGTACATTACACAGTCTAATTTACCGCCTTACTTGCTATTCTTTGCAATTATATTACTAGGTGCGATGTACTTTTTTAGAAAGCCAATTAGCACAATCTTAACAAATATAAAGTTTAAGAAAACAATTGATAAGGATATTATAGATTTGAAAAGTCATGACATCTTTAACACGCTAGAAAGGGTTAAAAATGAAGCTATGTTTTTAAAGTTTTATTCACATGGAAAATACGATGCTACTAAATCGAGAATGTCATGTGATTTTGTTAGTTTTAAATGTGATGTTTGCTATGAAAAGTTTAATGAGTTTTTAGATAACGACTTTACAAAGGTAAGTAGTGATGAGTTAAAGAGAATGATACTAGCGGCTATGTGGGGAATGCACACTGAATATGTTAA